CCTCAACTTTTCCAATCTCACGCGCTTGCAACAGTGGCGACAAGCGAGATATGCGATCAGCTTCCTTGGGGTTGCTGCCCAGCCAATAGGCCAGATCAGGTCCAAGGTCAGACGCTTTGATGGTTTCAGCCATCACATCGGTGACGCGAAGGTTCGGGTTATACGCAACTTGGTCGAAGTCATCGTATTTAGACCGGGCCTCCTCCTCACGTTCTGCGAAGGTTTCTTCAATCTCAGCGCGTTGTTTCTGGATTTCCCGATGCTGGACCAGCTTTTCAGCTTCGGCACGGATGAAATCACCGTATGCCTGTGGGCTGTCAAATTGATCTGCTGTCGGAATATCCGTTGGCATCGCTGGCACGGGTGCCTGCTTTGCCTGCTGCTCACGTTCCCATTTGCGCTGTTCTCTTGCGAGGCGCTTGCCAATCATCGCGTCGATTTCAGCCTGCGAGTACTTCTTTTCCTCTTGGGCGCTACCGTCTTGATTCTCAGCTACTACCGGCGCATTTTGTGCATTGTCCGTGGTGGCCGTCACCTCGGGTGCTTGCGCGGAGTCAACTTCCGCTAAGGCTTGGACTTCATCAGTCATTTCATGTTCCATTGGAACCCCGGTGAACCTCACCGGTACGGTTGGGTTATCTTACAGCAGATTACTCTGGCTGTGCAACATTGGTTTGGGCAGCTTTATAAGCGGCCACAACGTCAGCAGTGTGCGTTGCAGCACAGATGGCCTTTACACGGGCATCCTCGGCGCTGTAATCATCGCCGGGAGCAACAATATGGCGGTGGAACGTGCCACTGATCTGCTTGCCGTTTTCCATGATTCGGGTGGCGGTGCGAACTTGCACAGAGCCATTTTCAACCACTTCAACGCGGTCAACTACGGTTACTTTTTCCAACATATTGTTTCCTTGTTTCCAGTCCGACCATCCAATCAGACATTAAGATTTCCAGTTGTCCGAACTGGTACGGGTTAACAATCAATAGCGCCAGCAAATTCTTCGAGGGTTTTCAGGTGATCGTAAGCCTGTTTGATGAAATTTGAATCATCAATTTTTGGGGTAAAAGAATATTTTTTCCGATAAACGGCTTTTTCTCCCGTAAAGGAAACTTCGGCATTTGCCGAGCGTTTACTGGCTGTCACTTCTTCAACTTTGACATACAGAAAGTCGGTTACTTGAACGGGTGACAGCGCAACCCTTGCGCCATCAAAGTCCGCCCAAACCGGACAGACTTTTGTGGATGTTTTCTTAATTGCCATGATGTAATTCTCCTTGATTACCAAACGTCGTATTGCATAAGTCGGCACTGATTGTCGCGCAAGCCAGCGATTGGGATTACGTAGGCCCAACTGATTTCTGGGTTAACAGATGCCCAAGTAAATGTGATGTGGTCTTCAGTACCTGTTGCGGAGTAAGCATCAATGTCAGCACTTCCGGTGTTCCCAGTTCCCCAGAATACGGTTGGTGTTGCATCCCACGTTAAAGGTTGTGGGCCCCCATTGGCAACTTGCAAAGGTGTAGTCACAAGACGTTTGACAATAGCTGCACCAACGGTTTCAAGGCCAACAATAGACACCAATGAAACAGCTTGTGCCCTGTATGACGGATTGGCATTGCCAGCGCCATCAGCGTCTGAAACAGTCACCAGCATAAAAGACAAAATGTCTCGGTTTCCAACGGTGTTGGTGCTGTCAAAAAAGATGTCAAACGATGCTTTTACAACACCCGGTGTTGCGGTGGCAACGGCACGAATTCGGTAATCCACATTTGAGTGAATGCTTCGACGGTACTTGCTTGTTTGGCTTGATGTGTCGTAATAAAACGGAAACAGATCAGGGTCAACTAAGTTACCAGCAAAAATCTGTTGTCCATTTGTTTGTGCCAAACGAGTTGCTTCATCCAACGTAATGACATGGTTTGACCATTGGCTTGGCGTGCTGGGCTGAGGGCCTGTGGTGTTTGTCGCATCAACTGCAACGATGTAGTAAGACGACAAGATTTTGCAGTTCTTGAGCGTAACGCTGCCCGGATAGCCTGTCTTGTAATTGACGACTGGAGCGCTTCCTGTTCCACCGATATAACTGTCCTCAATCGTGATTGAAGAGATCATGTTGAGTGGGTCTGGGATGGTGTCAGAGAACGTCCAGATAAATGGTCGCGCACTTTCTAAAGACATGCGGCATCCTCGAATGTTGAGGAATTTGGTGCTCATGTCGGTAACTGTGCTTTGGGTGCTGTCCGTTACAAAATCAATCCAACGAGCGTTTTGCGGGTTTGGAATTTGAGCGCCAAACGGAATCATGAAATTGTCGTACAGGTTGACGTTTCCGTCCCCAGACAAATACAGTACCGCATCATAGGAATCTTTTTTAGCGTACATCCAGCAGTCGCGGATTGTCATGTGGTCTGTGTAGTGCTTGACAAACACGCGAGTGTCGCCGCACATAGTCCCACGGATGTCAATCATCGTTGAGCGAGAAGCAAGGTAGCTAACCGTATCAATGAAGATGTCGTTGCTCTGAGAACGGCAAGAGTCAATTTGAAGCATTGACTCGTTTTTGTTGCCAGTGTTGAGCTTGATGGCAGTGGCAAACTTACCGAAAGCAATGTTTGAAAACTTGTTTCTGTATGCGCCGCCAGTGAAATTAAACCCAATATTTGTTCCGTTACCAGTAATTGCAGTGCCAGATTGAGCACTTTCAAAATGCAGACTAGCTTGAGTAATCGTACCAATTTGAGGTGGAATTTGAACGCCGTTTGCCTGATTGATTAAATACTTTCCAACAGGAAAGAAAATTACAAAATTCGGACTAACAAGGTCTGTCGGGTTAACAACTGAACCACCCACATAAATATCATTTGCAAATGCAACAACTTGATCAACTGCCGCCTGTATTGCATCAGTTACATCCAAAGTTGCAGCACCAGACTGAACGTCTAAAATCTGAGCCGGGGTCATAAAATCAAAGACGTTTACCGGAGCGCCTTGGATCATGGAAAAGCTAGCTTTGGTGAGCGCCATGATAGTCCTTAAACTTGGTAAGTGCCAGTGACAATAATGTTGTCGTTGCTGAAAGTTGTAAAAGCCGCATCAGTTAGTGCAACACCGCCAGTTGTATCGGTCTGGAAAAGACCAATCTGTGTTGTGTTTTCGTCCATGACACCAAACAAAGCGCCAGTAAGCAATGTCAAACTTTGCCCCGTAACACTAAAAGAATATTTTAGACTATTAGTATTTTGTGAAGTAAATGGCAAATTACGGACAGTAACCGAACCAGTTCCAGCGCCTTTTTGCTGAACCTGAATAAATGCAGTAAAGTAAACAGTGTTTCCTATTTTGGTGTATCGACCAACTTGTGCGTTATATACCGATATTTCAGTAGCACCAAAAAACAATTGCGGAACAAACGTACCTTCCTCATAGTCGGCCAGCAATTCGCTTGTGCCTGTACCCGGTGTGGCAGAAAAGTCGATGCCTTTGCCCGAGGTGCCAACAACGAAATTACCCGCTGTGGAAGTAATATCCCCAGTTGATGCAGTAATTGCACTTGCACTAATTGCGCGACCGGCAGTTAAATTGGCAACACTGACTTGTCGGGTTACACCACCTTGAACAATTGGCAACACTTCAGTGCCCGCAAGCGGAGTTGTGGATGCAGGTAATGCGGAAATTTTGGTATCGGCCATGATTGATCCTTAGACGTAGTTGACTTCAATTGATGAAGTAATTGGGGGTGCTTCTGAAAATGTAAGAACTAAACCAGCAAGAGAATATGTATTTTTTTGCTGGTATACGCCATTGATGAACACATTAGTGGCATCCTTACTTACAGGAGCGGTTGCCAGCGTAAATGCAACCGTGACACCAGTGCCTACAAAATTTGCAATAAGTGGAGCGACATTGAAACTGCTGCCTACGTTGTCATAGGTGGCAATCGTAACCTCGGCACTTGTTTTTAAAACAAACTTGTAAAGCCGCAGCGCGTTCCAAATTTCACCACCGGGAACTCGGCCAGCAGCATCCAGCACAATTGGGTTGGTGTGAGCAGTGTTGCCGTTGCTAGACGTGTACGTAGCCAGTGGTGTTGATGTACCAGCCTCGTAGGTGTAAATTTTGCCACCAGACAGCGGGTTGCCGTTGTTGTCAAAAAACTGAGCACCAACGCCGCCAAAAATTGAAAGTGATACAGCGGGCATGTGTTACTCCAACAGGATCAAACCGCCGTCCTCTTGGACGAGGTTTGCGCTTGATTCGGTTAAAAGATTGCTTTGAGCCTGTTCGCTGCCGCGACCGCCGAACAGCGAAATAATGCCACCCAGTCCAATGCCAACAGCGTTGCGAACAGCAAGAAAGCTCATTTTGTGTTCATCGGTTTGCAGTACACCGTGCCACCAGAGGAAATCTGGATAGCGCTCACTCGCCACAGGCCAGATGTGCCGGTGGGGATTTTGAACGGGATCGGTGTAAAAGCGGGAATCGGTGTGCTGGCAGTGGTTGCCACGGCGCCTTCACCCACTTCGATGTAGCAAGGTTCTGTGGACCAGACCATGACGCCTTCAGGACCAGCGGGCCAGCCAGAAGTGGAGCCAGCAGTGCCCGTGAAAGCAACAGATTGCGCGGGAAAATTGGCTTTGCTGAGAGGATTGAGAAGTTCCATGATGGCTCCTTGTGGGTATTGTACTCAATAGCCCGGTGAATTTTGAATGAGGATGATGTTGAAAAACGAACTGGCCGAGTTGTTGCTGGCAGAGCCAATGACTGACGCACCAATACAATTTTTTTCGGGGATGCGGTACGGAGGGGAAAAGTCGTACTGCACAGAGCCGTTGTTCAACGTCGAAACTGCACCTACGCGAAGGATACCATCAGGACCGTGTTGCTTCAAGAACGCTGTGACTGAGGTAGACCCAGACGCTTGACCTGTGGTCATGACACCCTCGGTCATGTAGCCGGTATAGCCAGCCGGGACGCAGTAGTGACCGGTTGTGCGCTGGTTGTAGCCAGCGGCAATCAGGTCGTACAGGGTTGTGCTGACCTTGGCGGTGATCTCGCCTGCGTTTGCGCCACCAGACCCAGTTGTTGCCACGTAAAACTGGTTGACGTACAGATACGTGCGCACGGTAGATACCGGGGTCGTGCCGTCCAGAGTCACCGTTTCGTGAACGATCTCGTAGTTGTCATTCACACCCTCGATGTACACAGTGCGTGCGCCTGTGCCAGCGGAGTCATCGGCAGCGTTTGTGGACACGATACTGAGCACCGAGGCCACTGTGGGGTGCGGGATTGTGCCGCCATCAGGCCAGATCGATTCCTCAGTGGTGTCCACATCGGGGTTGTAGCCAAACACGGTCACCACGGAGTGCCCACCGATCAGACCGCGAGACACCTGAAGGTCAAACGGTTCGGTGCGGCCAAAGTAACTGAGTGATGCGGTGGGTGTTGTCATGCCAAAAACCTCAGTTTATAGAGCGCCGACAGGTAGACAGCAATGATCTCGTCAATGATGTTCTGCAAGGTTGTGTCAGTCTTGCCGCAGACCTTGTACCGGTTTTCCTCGATGTACGCCAGCGAGTCCTCCAAGAACGGCAAAATTGCACCGTCCTTGCGGGCTGACTTCAGCGTGATGGGTCCAATTAGACCATGACGGCCTTGGTACGCCTCGGCAAACTTGTCGGCGGCGTCTAGCACATCCTCATAGAAGTGTCCCAGCGCCTTGTGTTTTGAGTATGAACGGGTGTTGAGGTGAACGGAATGGGCCACATCCCGTGCCAAAAACAACTCACCCATGAAATCAGCGCAACTCATTACATCATCCCTTCAGGTGGCATTTGACCTTGCTCGGGGGCCATTTGGGGCTGCTGCATCTCAAGCATCTGCTGCTCGGGCATCTGCGGCATACCGCCAACCAGATCACCGGTGTCCATCGCTGCGGCAATCGTGCCCATCACGATGTCTTGAATCTGCTCGGGTGACATGCCAGCCTGTACAGCGGAAATGCGCTGTGTTTCGGCAGAATATGCCTTGACCTGTGCCTCAAATTGCTTGATCTCCAGATCACGGGCTTCCATGCTCTGGTTGACGTTTTGCAACATTTGGAACATGTTTTCCATCTCAGCGGCCATTGCTTCCATCTGCTGGTTGGCAGCGGCCAAGGCTGGATCATCCTCGTCGGCCAGCACTTTGGGGTCGATAGTCTTTTTGAACCGCTTGGCGAGGTCTTGAGCACCGGGCCAGTCCATGTTCTTGACAAACAGGTCGCCAGCAACTTGCCACAACTGTGGGTTGCCTTGCAGCAACTGGGCCATGCTCTCCAAGGCTTCCTGACGCTTAGTAGCGTAGCCGGGACCGGTGATCACGCGCACATCGTACTTGCCAACAGCCGGGTTGTAGATTTTCTCGATCAGCGTACCCTCTTGGTCCACGATCCGCTTAACCGGCTCTTGCTGGCCCGGGTTCATCTTGACGGTTGATGGCTCACCATCTTCACCAATGATGCGGGCAATGCGCTCGGTGTCGTAAATCTTGGGGATCAGGTCCACGAGTTGACGGCCAATGTGACGAATTGCACGGGCCAAGTTGTCAACGTAGTGGTAGGTGCCAATGTCACCTTCGCGCTGGCGGGCCAAGATGGCTTTGCCGCTACGCTCGTTGCTGGTCATGCCCAGCGATGCGTTGTACTGGCCGGTGGCCGACTTGATGTCTTCAGCAGCGCCCGCCTTGGCTTGCAGCAGGCCGCTGGAGGCCATTGGAGGCTGTGCCCGCTGGGGTAGTGGCAACACAGCGCCTTGGCCGTCTGTAACGTCTGGGTTGACCTCAAGGTAGGGCCAGTTGTTCGTGTTGGCAGTCTTCCACTGCTGCTCGTAGCCTTCAAACTGACCGCCGTATCCGATGAACGGGGCTTTGGGGGCCAGCGCCAGCATCTCAGCTTCCTGCGACACCCAGTAGTTGTACATGCGCTGGGCATCCTTGGCGTTACGCACCAAGCCCGACACGTACATCTGGCCGTCAACCTCAAACTCGTTGCCGACCACGCGCACCACAGGGATGTAGGAGCCAGCCCAATCGCGTTCTTCGAGGATGTCGTAGCCGTTGATCTTGCACCACTTGACCTTTTTGCGGTCAGCTTGACGTTTGCGGATTGGAGCACCAAACATTTCGCGCAGCATCTTGTCCTCGGGCGTACCGCTGAACGCAGTCTGGTTGCCGGGGTACAGGTTGAGCGTGTGCTTCTCGTACTCGATGTAGAAGTACTCGGCGATGCGGATGGTGTTTTCACCAATCCACTGGGCAATGGATTGATCGCCCACACCAAGGCTCATGAGGGTACTGATAGGCGCTGCATCAGGGTACAAACGCTCATACTCAGCCTTGGGGATGTCTTCCGTGATGAAGCACCAGCGGGCATCTGCGCCTGCGGGGTCTTGAATCAAGGGGTCCATGTAGACGCTGAAGCTGTTGCGGATGCGTCCGATCTTGATGTCTTGATCAAACGACTTGTCGTCGCAGTACTCGGTCAACACCCGGATGTAGCCTTCGCCATAGGACACTTGGTTCTCGCAGGCGGTGTCGTAGGCCACGTCAGCATCGGAGATGTACTCGATGTGGCGAATCACGCCGTTGAACACGTCTGCCATGTCCACATCGGCCTTGTCGTCAGCCGGGATCACTTTAATGCCGGGACGGTTCATGCGCTGCTCGTTCGTCACTTGGTGAACGTGCTGCGGCAGCTTGTTGATGGTCAGGCAGGGGCGGGCGTTGATCGTTTGACCCTGCAAAGAGCCACGGGTCTGGAGCACATCAGCGGGCCACTGCCACTGGTTGTCTGGAGAGCCAGCGTAGAACCGCAAATCGTCGAGTTCGTCTTCCCGAGTCTCGGAAAACGCAGTCATCGCTGTGTTCAAACGTGAACGGGCAACGGTCAGAATTTCCTCGGAACCGCCTTTTGACGAGTTTGGTCCGTTTTTTGCCACATTTGCTGCGGCTACGATTCCGGTAGTGTCTTTCATGCGTCAAATACTCCGAGGGTGTGTGATTCCCTCATGACCAGAAGGTTGTCACCCTCGTATTTTAGGTCTTGTCCGATGGAATCACCAAATAGCACTTTGTCGCCGACTTTCACGTCCTTGGCGTTTGGCCCAACGGAGATTACCACACCCGTGCCAGTTTGTTTCTGCCTCAACAGGATAAACAACTCATGTTTTTCCATGTCTGGGCGCACGATCAGGCAGTCTTGCAGGGCTTGGAGGCTCATTTTTTCGTCTTCATTGTTGGTTTTTTGGCAGCTTCACGCTTGACAGAATAGGCAATTGCAACTGCCTGTTTTACGGGTTTACCCGCAGACACTTCGGCCTTGACATTCTTGCGAAATGCCTCTTTTGAGGGTGATTTGACGAGTGGCATCACTTGGCCTTTTTAGCAGGTTTGGCAGTCTTGGCCGACTCTTTGAAGTCTTTGGCCGAGGGTGCGCCAGCAGCGCCGGGTTTTCGCATCTTCTCGCCAGAGCCAGCGGCGATACGTGCGCGTTTGGCGTTGATGTTTGCATACAGTCCGGGTTTTGTAGCCATGATCAGCACTTCCATCTTTTAAGTGATGCCTTGGCCCGTTCTGCTGGGCCTTTGGCGTTTTTGACAACCCCTTCCATGCGGGCACAGAACGAATCTTTACGGCCTTGGTCGGCCTTTGTCTTGGGGCTGGGCGCTGGCGCTTTGAGATTGGAGCCAGTGGCTGCGTTGTACTTCGCACGGCCCTTCTCTGTCAAGCCTGCGCCCTTGGACACCGGCAGCTTCTCGCCTTTTTTGACGCTCAGAGAAACAGTTTTCTTGGTAGCCATCACGAACCCATCCATGAAGTTGTGGCAGCACCGTTTTGAGCGTTGCGCCGGGTATTTGTTCGCTCATTGTACTCCCGATGTGCCACAGGGTACGCAAAGGTTACGGCAATGGCGTCAGCCGCATCGGGTGACGCAACTCCACGCGCTTTCATCTCCTTCTTCCCTTCCAAAAAGATGGTGCCAGCCGAGTTGGGCTTCTTCATCGGGCCGATCAGGTCGGACTTGAGCAGCCTGTCTTGTGGGATGCTGGCAGTCTTGAGCCAGTCGCGCATCGCACCCCAAATCTCAGCCCGCTTGTTGCCCCACATCGTCGGGTTCTTGGCTTTCCATCCGAAGTTGACCCCGCGCACTTTGTACTTCTGCTCGGTCAATCTGTCAAGGATGCCGTACCCGAGGCCACCCTCGTCGATCACAGTCAACGCTGGCCGGTACTCCTCGATGGCGTCGATGACGTGACCCACCACGCTCATGGTGTCTTCGCCCTTGAACCGTTTGATCGCCACGATGTCACGCCCTTGGCGCACGGCAATCACGGTGCTGTCCATGCCGCCACGGGCCGGGTCAACACCGATGATGATGGGCGCGGTCATGTCTTTGTACAAGGGCCGCTTGATGGCATCGTCCACGATGTGGGGTGTGATGAACTGGTCTTGGCCCGACTTGGGGAAGTCGCCGTAGACCTCGACCCGCGCCTCGTCCGAGTCCTCGCCGTACTCGTTGATGATCTGCTGGTAGATGGTCTTGTCGGTGCCTTCGACCGTGCGGGCGTCGATCTTCTCGCTCTCCCAGAACTCCCGCTTGGACCCGTCCACGGCCTCGTAGAAGTACCCGGTGTTGCGACGACCGTTGCTAAACGCCAGCCAGTACCGGTCCAAGATGTTCTCGGTAAAGAAGCCCGCAGCCACGGACCAGATGCTGTCTGGGATACCTGACGCTTCGTCGAAGATCACCATCATGCCGTCCATGTTGTGCACACCGGCGTAGGCGTCTGGGTTCTCCTCGCTCCACAGCTTACCCTCGGCACCCCAGTACCGAGTGCCTTTACGCAGGTCACGCTCAACCAGATCAGTCAACCAGTTGGCCGGGTTCAGGCTCGTGGCCGTGGGTTCCCACCAGTGCGCGTTGAGCGCCATCGTGACCCACTTGGTCAACTCACCCCACGTCACTTTCCGCAACTGGTTCTCGCTGTTGGCCGACACAATCACGCTGCTCCCGATCCGAGTGGTCAGCATCCACAGGATCAGCCACGACACCAGTGCCGACTTGCCCACGCCTCGGCCCGATGACACGGCCCTGCGCATCGCGTCGATCAACTCATCGTTGCTCAGTTTCCCCCGGTTCTCTTTGATGAAGTCCCGTATCCTGCGCAGCGCCCTACGCTGCCATGTGCGAGGGGCTTTGAAGTGTTCGAGTGGGGTGTTCTTCTGCCCCCAAGGGAACAGGAACAGGACAAACGCTTCAGGGTCATCTTTGAGAGCAGGACTCCAAAGCTGGCTCATCAGGGTCTGTTCATCTTCTGGGCTGTACCGGGGCTTCTGCATCAGTTCTCCAGTCTTGGTGTCACGTCGATCACCTCACCCTCGATCACTCTAGCCTGTGCCTGCGCCAGCGCCTCAGTGATGGAGATGGTGCCACCGAGTTCAACTTGCTTGATCTCGCCGTAGCGTTTTTTGTTGTGTGCGCTCATGAGCCACTTGCGCGTGTCGATGCGCAGCTTGTCCCTGTTTACCGTATCGTTCGATGTGGGGTCTACCGCTTCGACGCCATCGGCAATCTCTAGGATTTCTCCCGCAAGAAACTCAGTGCGCATCTCCTGCGCTTCCTTGAACCGTTCATGGCGGGTGGGTTCACGCTTGACCCAGCGCAGGAAGTCCTCATACGAGATGGCCCTGTGGTCATCCTCAATCAGCGATTGCAGGGACCGGCCACGGTAGATGTCCTCCACGACTCTCTCGAAGATTTGCTCATATTCGACATGCAGCAACGCCCTTGCCTCCTTCGAGGTTCTGAGGGGTTCTGGGTCAGGCACGGACAGCCAGTTGGGCAGTTGATTCTCACTGGCGACAGCCGTGCCTACAAACGAGGTGTTCTCTTGTTTCATAGTGTCTCTAGTTTACGGCATAACGGTTTCTTCCGCAATGATGGGAGTTATGGGGGTAGGGAACCCATTGGGTTTCTGATTTTCTAAAAAATTTTCACGGGATTTGTGATGCCTACGTAGCCGGGCCATCAGAGCCACCGGCCCTACCCCCTCCCCTTGCCCCGGCGACCCCAAAGCATACCTGCAACCGTGCACCATTACCCAATGGGTAGGCTCCCGGCTCTCTGGATTCGATGCGTCCCGGCTCCCAATGAATCGAGCGAGGAGGCAGGGAAAACCCAATGGGCCATGTGTACCCAATGGGCCAATGAATCATGGGAATCCGGGGAAAAGGTGTAACCCAATGGGGCAGAATCAGACGATTTGGAGCCGGTGGCGACAGTTTCACCTTTCGCGCAGGCAAGGCGAAAATTAGAGTACTTTTTAAAAGCACTAGAATTCCAGAATCTTCAAAACCTTACCTCTGCGATAAAAGGGCCATTTGTCACCAGTAGAGCAAGGGCATCCCAAACGCTACCCAATGGGGCAGGGAAAACACCTAGCATCTTTTTTCTTTGCATGTGTTGACAAGTCTTACCCAATGGGTTACATTACACACATGGCATCGTCGCCATGTAACTGTAAGAGGTAACCCATGAAACATTCACGCCATGCCTTGCGCTATGTCGATTTCTACCCGGAGCCGGTGGAGCGCGAGCCGTCGACCTTTGCCATCATTGCCGGAGCCTGCCTCGCATTGGCTGCGCTCTGGATCGTGTGCATTGTTCTTTTTTCTTTCTGATGGAGGCTTGAATCATGGAATCATTGTTTGAACAATTCGAGGGCGCCGATCTGGATCGTTTGGTCGAATGTTTGCAGGCGATCAAAGGCGCAGGGATGCGCGTCGACAAATACACAATGGCAGGCGTGAATCAGAATTCCGGCAATGTTTGGGTAGCGTCCGAGGATTGGCCCGGCTGCGTCTATTGCTCCATTGGATTCGATGTCGCATGGTCTTACTCTTGCCCGGAATGCGGAGAGGAACACGATTTCGACACATTCGAGGAAATGTCCGAATATGCCGAGCGTTACGAATCGTCCTGCAAAGCCTGCAAACCCAAATTCGTCGCAGGCTGGAATATGCCCGGATACCTGCCCGATGCGGAGCCGATGGAATTTGACGATTCCGACGATGCGCTCGAATGTGTGCGCGATCTGATGCGCGAGGATGCCGAGGGCATGGGATGGAGCCGGGAGGATGCCGAGGCGATCGAGGAGATCGAGGCAGATAAGGCCGGGGAATTTGGCGCGACCCTTTATGGCAAACACTATTTTGTAACTTTGGAGGCTTGAATCATGGAAACCGTACAAATTGACATTTTCACATTCGACGAATTGTCCGACGATGCCAAAGAAAAGGCCCGGGACTGGTGGAGGGCAGACTGCGATCCTTTGGCATGGGGTGACGAATCACGCCAATCCATCGAGGCATTTTGCGATCATTTTGGCGTGAAACTGAAAAATTGGGAGGTGTCCCCGTATGCCTGCCCTCATTACTCCACCGATGCGGAGAATCGGCATTTTCGAGGCGTTACCCTCTCGCAGATAGATCGGGACGCCATGCCCACCGGCTATTGCTTGGATTCGACCCTTTGGAATGTTTTTCATGATCGTTTTAAGAAAACCGGAGACGCCAAAGGCGCATTCGATGCGGCTCTGTGGGAGGCTTTCAAATCATGGCGCGACGATATGGAATGGCAATTGTCCGACGAATGCGTCGACGAATTGCTCGAAATCAACGAATACCGATTCGACGAATCGGGCAAATTTTGGAGGGCTTGAATCATGAAAGCATATTTGCACGGCTCCCATGTGCGACCTAGTGGCGACCGGGACACATTTTGGACACAATCGGTAGAGGCCCGGGAGGCTCCTACATGGTGGCAAGATCGCGGCTTGTCTTTCACTGCGACCGGGTACGGCTCCCGGATTCCTACCCGCTACATGGTCAAATTTAATGGCAGGTGGAGGCGCGTCTATTGTCGCCAATATTCCAATGCCGGGACGTTATACATTGGCAAATTGTCCCCATTGGGTGAAAACATTATTGTATCGGTGGAGGCTTAAATTATGGCAAACGATCTTGAATGGTGGAGCGAGAGCCTTGGACGCATCGAATTGCAAATTGCCCGGGAGGATGCCGAGAGCGCCTCGCATCCCGGGCCATGTGATGCCGATGTCTCCCGGCTGCGTGATGTCCCATACATCCGGGAGCAATTGGACAAATTGTCCCCGGCTCTGGTGGTGGAATGCCTGCGCGAATATGGCGCATGGGATGCCGAGGAATTGGCAGACCATGAAAACAATTTAGATCGGCTCCTCTGGTGCGCATGTTGCGACATCTCGGAGGAATGTTTCATGCGCGAGAGCGAGGAGGAATAAATGATGGCCTTAAATTTGATGGAATTGGAAACAGAGGAGGCCGAGCGTTTGGCCTTTGCCGAGGGATTCACGCAGACGGCTGCGCTATTTGCGAGGCTTACCGATGCCGAGCGAGAGCGGGACGCATTCGAGGAGGAGATCGAGCGGCTGCGCGATCAAATTTGCGACCTCGAATCCCGCATTGCCGATTTGGAGGAGGAGCGGGACGCATGATAACCGCCCTTTTAATTGCCATTGCCGGGCTAATTTTGGTCCCTCTGGTGGAGCGTTTCCTCGATCTTTAACCCTTACCCATTCACGCAAGCCCGGGACGATCTCCCGGGCTTTTTTGGAGCCTTTGAAATGAAAACCCAAACCAAACCCCAAACCTCAAAAAATCCCGGCTCTGCGCTCTCTCTGCGCCTTGCCGATCTGCGCTCTCGCCTCGATCTTTCCCCGGCTCAAATTGCCGAATATTTGGGCGTCCCGATCCATACCCTGCGCAAATGGGAGAGCGGAGAGCGGAGCGGGAGCGCGACCCTCTTACGTTTACTCGATGTCCTTGGCATGGTGGAGGCTATGGCTCCCGCGCTTCATGCCTCATTTTTGCCCTCAAAATCGCGTCATGTCGAAAAATCCGATTCCACCGGCTCAACCGTTTCACTTGACAATTCGGTCATGTCAGAAAATCCCGTTTGAAGGAGTCAACCATGAACCCGTTTGCCCATTTCCAAGCCCTGTACGGCCACCTCGAACTGTCTGAGGATGACGCAGCCCTACATGTGTTCCTATCGGGCTGGAACACGGCCATGAGCGAGATGATGGAGCGTGTCAACAAGATGCCCTTCGGTAACGACACACGGGCCAGCTTCGCTGTGTATTTCCAATCCCAGATGGTCGATGTTAGTGAGATTGAAAAATAAAAAGGCCCGGTTGATCCGGGCCTTTGTTATTCCATTGTCTCGGGGTCATATCCTTTGACCAGCTTGCGCTCTTTGCCCTTGTCGTAGGCATGGCGGTAAATGTAGTCAGCGTGGCGCTGTTTGGCCTTGAGCACCTGCTCCCGGTAGTCTTTGAACATGGTGGGCAGCGTAGGGTTGATGGCCCACATCGCACGGTGCTTGTGCAGTTCCTCCTCGATCTTGACAGCCCACCCGGCCTGCTCCAGCACCAGCATGGCATCCATGACCATCTGATCCTTTTGCCACTCGGTCTTGCCCTCCAGCTTACGCCGTGCTGACCGCTTCAGGGTGCGCAGGTCGATCATGGTGATCTCGGTGCTGTTTTGGATGATGTGGTCGATCACCCACTGGTCGAAGTCATTGGCAATGGCCCCGGCCACTTCACCAAGGGCGTATCGGTAAGCGGGGATCACGTAGCCGCGCACAAACGAGATGACACGCTCCACCAAGTCGGCACTGACCTGCGGGGCGAACGGGCACTCGATGACATGCCAAACGAGGATTAGACGGCCAGCCAAGCCCTCCAGCTTACCGAAGGCTGTCATGTACTCAGTCCCGCTGTCCAGCACCCTCTCGTCTTGCTTGGCGTCTTCGTACCATGCTTGGAAATCCCGAAACACGGTGTACGCCTCGGGCGACAGTTGGTAAGTCTGTGGGGGCAGCGCGTAGGTCAGGCGCAGGGTGTTCTCCCACGCTGCGGCGCTGGTCAGGTACTCGGGCACCGGCTGGCCCAGCTTGGTCTTGCTGCCGCGCAGGATGGCGGGGATAAACCGCTGAAGCAGGCCATCGGCTGACAGTGGTGCCACGCTGGCCTTGAACACGGCGGGCTGGATGTTCCCGTAGATGCTCACGGCCAAGTTCTCGCAGTGGATCGACCCAGCGCCCACCCGGTCCATCTCGTAGTGTTCTGACTCGTAACTGACAACCCATGCAGAGCGATCCTCGCCGCTGGTCTTGTCTGTCAGCTTGCGCACCCACGAGTTCATCTCGTCAAGGTGGCACAGCAGGCCACGGGGCCGGTCTGCCGCTTGGCGCACCAGCTTCTGACTCGTGATGTCGCTGACTGTGATCTTCAGAGGCACGGGCTGTGGGGGCATCTCGGGCACCAGTGGCGCTTGATCGGCACCCAGCAGGGCATCGGGCGAGGAGGACCATTCGAGAAAACCCTTTTTGGCCGAAGCATAAGCCGCTTCCTTGCCCTCCCAGTCGAGTAGTTCCTTGCCGTAGCGGGGCCGGTCCTCGGCCTCGATGTTCTTCAATGGCGACAGCATGGGCCGCGATCCGGGTGACTTCTTGTCCGCTGGGTCGCCCAAAGTCATGAGCCATAGCACCGGGGGCACACGAAACCCCGGCATGAGTTCCAACCGGATGCGGGCATCAATCACCCCGCAGACAGCGGCCAACCCAGCGAACAAAGGGACCAAAGGGTCGCAGCCCACGCTTTCTGAAATCTCAGTGGATCGGGTCTTGAGGATGTTAGGCCACAGGGACAGGTCCATCTCGGGTGGCTTGGGCCGCAGGCCGTCAAGCACGTTGATCGGCTCCATGACCGGTGTGTCGATCTTGCTGAACAACTCGGACGCATCGGGTATGGGCCGCTGCCATCCGTGTGACTTGGCAATGTGAAAAAGTGTCCCCAACTTGACAGCGGTGGCCTTGTCAGGCTTGAAGCTGATCCACTGCGTCAAAATCTCACGCTCACCGGGATACTTTGTCTGTGCGGTAGCACTCCATTCGTTCCACAGCGCCAGCGCCTGCTCAAGCTGATCGGTCTGTGTGCCTGCCCAGTGCAGCGCCATGCCGATGCCCACCCACTCGTCACGGGTGCAGTCAGCGGGCACCGCATCGAGGGCTTGCCTGATCTCTTCCCATGAAGCGTCAATCGAGCCGTCCGTGGCGATGGTGCGCTCTTGGTCCTGCGCCAGCATCCCACTCCACAGGTCCAGCAGGGCTTGGGGGATGACCGGCATCCGGGTCCAGTGGCCGTGGCCTGCCCAGTGGTAGGGCTGACGTGTCTCGGGGTGGATCGACGGGGGCAGCACATCCTGCACCGTGAGGCCGCTGACCGTGGCGCAGCGCAACTCGTAAGCCGTGATGCCGCTGTGCATGATCTTTTTGGACGGTAGCGCAGCGCCGAAGGGCATCACATACAGCAGCTTGCCGTGCCCCGGCTTGCCCGAGTTGATGACCACGGCGTCAGGCGCATCGTAGAGGGCTTGCAGGTCAATGCCGTGCTCTGCCAGCAGGCTGGTGGTCACGGTCCAGTTGTCGATGTCAAGGGCCATCGTGCCACTGTACGCATGGGCCAAGCCGATGCCGTAGCCGTGGGGCAGGTCGCCTTGGGCCTTCAGAGCGTTCTGTTTGAGGTTCCAGCCCGGGGTGCGTGGCCCCTTGGTGTTGGCTGGGATGGGCACAAGTGACCATCCGTGTCTGATGTAGGCGTCAACTGACGCAGGATGAGATTGCACAGTCTGTGGCGCTGTCATAGAATGGACCCGTTGGTGATAGCAGTTGCCGACGATTTCATGAATGTCTCCTTTTAAGCCTCGGTCTAACCACCGGGGCTTTTCTTTTTTGCAAAATAATTTAAATGAGTTGCACAATCGTAACACAGGTTGTGCTACACTGCGTCATCGGTCAAGGAAATTATTTATGACATCACCCAAATCCAAATCAGCGTTCATGACTGTCCGAGTGACAGACAAGACGCGCACCAAGTTTCATGAGAAAGCACGAAAGCTAGGGACACCAAGCGAAGTGCA